ACAAATTGCAACTTTGATATAATTGAGATAACTGGTAACAAAGCTAGACGCTCCTGAAAATAACATTGACCACATTAGATTAGCCTCGGCGAAAAAGCAAAAGTAGCAGAATAATTGGCAATTACAGCAGAATTATTTTGCCATTGGTCAGGAGTAATAAAGCCTGGTTCTACAAGCGATTTAATATTCCAACCAAAATTAAGATATAGGGTTTTCCCTAACATTGGCTTATATAGTACATATTGCCATATACCATGACCTTTGACCAATATATGACCAGGGTTTGTAGGGCTACAATTCAAATCCCCTGAATAGTTCATTCCTGTTGAACCATCAAAAGTCTTTACGGCAAATCCATAAAAAGGATTGCGCCATAACCAATGTACTTTTGACCACCAATTCTTTTCAGAAAATAGTTGTTGGAATCCAGCATCCCCATCTAAGCTGTTATCTGGAGTTTGAAACCAACTTAACAAATTTGTTAATCTTGGGCCTTCACCCCATACAGTAGCGTTATTTAACCATCCATTTTGATTTGAATAAAACAAAACTACTATTAAAGCTAATGGATAAGTTAAAACAGTCCCTATTAGGTTAATAATGACTAAAAACGGATAAAGTATGTAGCTCATTGAGGCTCTGCGCCTGACATCTGTTTTGCTGCTACTGAGGCTGCTCCTGAACCAGAAACAATACCTAAAGACGCAGCAAGTTCAGTTAAGCTAATTTCCTTGCCTACAAATATTAAATAAAATGCTGCTGCTGCAATAACTATAAAACCACTAAACCAAGCCCATCTTGCAATATCATGGGTTTGATTGTCTTTACCTGTAAGAATATGGGTGAATATTTCATTCATTTTGAACTTATGTAATGAGAAATAAAACCGACAAAAGTGCTAATACCTGCTGTAAGACTCATAATTGCCCATAAAGAACCTTTAGACTTATTTGCAAGTTCAAGCAATTCTTCCATGCCTTTTTCTAGCTTGTCTATTTTGCGTTCCATTGCGTCTACTTGGGCAACAAGTTGCCCATACTTAAATAGGTCAATATCCACTTCGCTACTCACTTTTTAGTTGTTTTCGGTTTGCGAGTAGTCGCTTTAGGTATTTTAACAGTTTTTTTGGCTGTTTTTTTGGCAACTTTTGCTACAGGAAATTCTAAATCATGTGGAGTGTAATCTTTTTGAGTGGCAGGGAAAGGCCATGTAGAATCCACGCTAACTTTTGGCATATAGCCTATTTTGTCAAACAACCAAGTAACAATAAACATTATGAACTCCATTGCTCAGTAGGTAAGGTAGGCCATGTAGGATTAGCTACTGGGTTTACGGCTAATTGACGCAAAGTGTTGCGATAAGCAATAAAAGCAGATTGATTCATCAAATATGGATTATTTGCTGGGTTTGCTACATCAGGAATAGTTGTCCAATCAGTAGCATACAAAAGGTTTGTAGCTTTTGTTTTGCAATCGTTTAATGGAGCTTGATTATTAAGAGTAACAATTTCAGCATCCAAAGTTTCTTGTGATGGTTTTGCAATATCTGTAGATGACCATACTAAAGTAGCGTAATTGTTTACATTGGTCATACTCCATACAGCAGTAGGATATAGCGCTGAAATAGCATCAGAGTAATTTGCACTCATTATAGAATCTCCATCAATGTAATTGTTGCTAAACCTGTTTGACTACCATTTCCTTGACTTTGGTTATAAACAAGTGTAGAAGGAGAGCCTGGATTTAACATATAAACTGTATAAGTTTGTGCGCTAGTGGAAGCAGGATTATGCAAAAACTGCATAGTGACAGGAATAACTAAGTTATATTCGACACTTCCAACATAAGCAAAGTGCGCTGGGTTTGTATTTGTGCCAGCCAAGTTTGTAGAGCCGTTAAATACGGTAAAACCGCTGTCATAAGCCTTGTTATTGTCTGCTGTAAAAGTGCAAAGTACAAATATTTTGCTAGAAGTAGAGGTAGGGGTAATAGTTGCGCTATGACCTGTACTTACATAAGAACCGCTTGCAGATGTAGAAGCTGTTGAAGTGCTTGTAGATTGCACAATTTGGACAATTCTGCCAGCAACTTGTGAAACATTGGCGGCATCAGTAGGGTTTACACCAGGTGCAAGACCTATAATGGTGTTATTGCCCATTTGTAGGCTACCAGTCATTGTTGTTTGACCGTCTGCCGCTACTGAATCAGTTAATGTTGCAGCAATATCTCCAAGAGTGTTATTAGCCCATGCAGAGCTAATAGTTGTACCTGTAACAACAGGATTTCCTGTTGGAAGTGAATATACACCGCTACCGTTACGACTCATTATTTATTCTCCTCTGTGGCTAATTCTGGTTTTTGGCCTACATAGCCACCTGCAATACTATTAACAATATTTCTTGCTTTAGCTGAATTAGGCTTAGTTTTAGCCAATTCGTTTAATTTTTCTACAGATTTAGGGTCGGTAAGCATTTTAGCAAGCATTTCGGTATTTTTACCTAATTCCCATGCTTGTACGCCTTCTCTAATCATTGTAGGAATTGATACTGGTAATTTTAAGAAAGCACCTTTACCGCCTGATTCCATTTCTTGCGTCAAAATGTTGTTAAATGCTGTAGCAGAATTGGCTGGCATACGCTGACCTTGAGCTTGCAACACTTCTAACATATTGTTGAAACCTTCCCATGTACCTTTACCAGATGAAGCCTCAACCAATGCTTTTAAATTGTTTTTTTGTGCTTCATTGCCAGTAATGGTTGATGCAAATTTAGCGCCACCAAACTGGTTTTGTTTGCCTTGCATACTTTGAGTGGTTTCGTTAAATATGCCTTCTAAGTTTTGACGAGTCCAATCAGCAGCAATAGTAGGGTCTTTTCTACGCAATAAATCAACTGTGCGTGTTATATCAGCAGGAGTTGTAGCTTTAGGAGCATTAGGCGTTAAAACACGAGATTGTTGAGCCATTAATTCTTCTGGAATACCTGTGGCATTAGCAATAGAACCAACAATACCTTGTCTAATTGGATTTATTTCACGATTTTGTGCATTTTCAAAGTTTTTACTACCTTGTGCATAAGAAGGTGATTTTGAAGATAAATAAGAATCTAATTCACGACTTCCTGACCATGCATTAGCAGCTTTAGCTTTATCTAAGCTACCTGCCATAGGATTGCTAAAGTTTCCATATTGAGCATCAAGGTAAACTTTTGCAGCTTGCAATACTCTTGGGTCATTAGCTGGCATACCTTTAACGCCAGTATAGGCATTAGAAGTTACATGACCAATAGCATCTGCAATAGCAGGATTTTGTGTCAATTTATTAACTTCATTTGGCATTATTGGTAATACTTTACCTTCTGTAAGGTTTTGCATTTCATTAACGCCACGCTCATACAATGGATTTACGCTTTCAGTAACTCCTTTTTCTGCACCACGCAATAATTTAGCTGCTGAAGTTTGCAGTCTGCCTGGGGTTGTTGAAGAAGGAACATTAGGGCTAATTTCATTTAATGCATTGCCAACCATCGTGCGATTAGCGCTTGGTCGATTAGCCATAAAATCACCCATAATTGAAGCGCCTTCGCCTCTAGGTTGATTTTCTACATAACGCTGAATAGATGGCAATTTACTAGAACCCATTACTTGTGTAATAGCCTCTGCTCCTGTAATTGGAGAGCCGCTTAAATAAGACCTGTCTACTAAATTTTGTGCAGCAGATAATTGTTCAGAAGTCATATTACGCATTGCTTGATTTACCACCGTAGAAGGGGTATTGCGCATTGCATAAATAGAGCCTGGAATAGCCATAGAAGTACCAGCTATTAATTGTTCAGCTAATGGATTTTGAAAGCCAGACGCTTTACCTAATTCTGTTGTTGCACCGCCAATTACGCCTTGCGCTAAATTTTCCGCAACATTTTTAGCTACTGTAGGTAATGTACGAGCTTTACTAAATAAAGTGCCTGGTACAGCAGATTGCACAGCAAAATCAGCAGTTTTTAATAATGGTGTATTAGGTTCGTTTTCAGGCTTTAAAATGTCATGCTGTACAAGTTGATTTGTTACTGGTGTTGCATATCTTGGATAATCAACATCTTTACCCGCAAGTTTTCCAACTGTATAAGCAGCAATTCTTGATAAATTTTGTGGTGCGCCTAATGCAAAATCACCAATATTAGCAACGCCTTTAATGGCGCTTTGGCCTAATACAGCAGGGATATTGCGTTCATTAACTTGTGGGTTTAATAAACTTTCATGTCTACCAGCTTCTAAATTTGCTTGTTTTGTTTCTAATACTTTTGCGTCAAACTCTGCTTTTGGCATATCAGCATAAAATTTAGCGTGTATTGCGTCAGCCAGTTGTGCGTCTGAAACATCTGCATACTGGGGAAATTGCGAGCGAATTTCAGCAATACTAGCCATTATTTTCTAATTCCAAGTGGGTCATTATTTTCTGAAGCCATTGGGTTTACTTCAAAGTATGGCGCTAAACCTTTTGTTTCAGGGTTTTGTTGCATTACTTGTAATTTTTGTTTATGTGACTGTACTTGGTATTGTGCAGAGCGTTTAGCCGCATTAGCTAACTGTGCAATTTCTGTAGGGCTTAATTCAGCATTACCAGACATAGCTTTTTCAGCAATATTGCTTTCAGAGTTTGAAATTGCACCTTCGCCATGCATTTGCTGACGACCTGCCAATGTCAATTTAGCAAGGTTTTGAACCATTGTTTGTGTATTAGCTAATTTTTCTACATCGGTATCTCCGCCAGCACCAATCATGTTTGCAAGTCTAGCCATTGGAATACGAACATTTGCACCTGTGCCACTAATTACATTTCCAGTTTTTAACGAATTAAGAATTTGGTCTGCGGCATCTTTTACTTTCATTGCTCCAACTGTTTGAGCAGCAGATTCTTTCATCATTGGGCCAATTTGTTCAGCCAATGAGTTACCAGTTCTGACGCTTACATTAGATGCACCTGCTCGTTTTAATGCTTGCTGATAATCAAAGAATGTTCCTTTAAATCCACCTTCAGCAGCTTTTTGATATTCTTTATATTCAGTAGGCAATTTTTCTCCACCAGCAGCATAAGGCGTAAGTTGCCCAGTATTAAAGTTAAATCTGTTAAGAGTTTCACCTTCTGCCAATTTTTGTGGTTTAAGCATTTCATAGCCAGCAGCTTGCAATGGTGCAGGTGCATAAGGGCTAGTAGCTGCGGTAAATGCCGCATTGTAATCAGGTTGATTAACAGTCTGCAAAGGTGCGCCAGAAGGAGTTGGGCCAGCCAATTCTGATTGTTGTGGATTAAGAGCTTGCATATAATTTTGCACAGCTTCAGATTGTTTGCCACGCAATAAACTGGCTAATTCTTGTTGTTTTTTTTCAACTTTATTGCCTAAATAAGCGCCTGTAAGTGCCTGTACTACTGGATTTAATTGTTGCAAAGCAGAAGGTTTTACATAAAAACCATTAACCATTTGACCTTGTGGTTGATTATTTAAACCTTGACCCATTAAGGCATTTGCATAAGCCTGTTGGCGACCTAATGTTTGCAATTCAGGATATTCAGGTTGTAATAAAGTCTGAGCATTAGGCACAGATTGTGTGGTTTGAAGTAAATCTGCCATTTTTATTCCTTAAGCAAATATTGTTGCAGCAGGAGCTACTGGTGACATTAAATATCCTGCGCCAAGAGTGCCACCAAGACCTAATAAACCATTTGTTTGATTGGTTTGATTAGCTAATGAAGCGTTGTATGCGCCAAGTTGATTTTGGTAGCCACCAAGATTGTAATTTCCTAATGCTGTTGTAGCCCCTAAATAGTTAGGCCCAGCAGGAGTTTGTACATAGCTTGGAGTAGCCAATGATTTAATATTGCTTGCATAGGTAAATGGCGCATTTAAGTTTGTATTATATGTGCCTTGTTGTTGGTTATATGCTTGCTGATTAGCTTGCTCTCCAACACCAATACCTTGAGTGGTTACATTAGCCAATAGGTTATTTTGACTGTTATTGAGGTCATACATAGAATTGTTATATGCTTCTGAACCTGGCTGAATACCTTGATTTGCTAATTGAGTTTGTGTTTGTTGTCTTTGGCGGTCAATTTGCGGCTGAAGTATAGACATTTCAGCTTGTTGATAGCTCTGTCCAGGATTAATACCCACAGAAGGCAAATTAGATGGGTTAAAACTACCAAAACTATAATTGGATATAGCATTTTGAGAATTATTGACAGCGTTTTGTAAACCAGGCGCAACGCTTTGGTTTGCGGTATAAGTAGGGTTTCCAAATTGGTCTGTACCAGTTTGTTGATAATTTAGATTTCCATAAGCACTATTTTGCCCCATCATATTACCTGCGGCAGTAGCTTGTGCCGCTTGGGTATAATTAGGTGCTGCTGGATATTGTGGCATAGAAGAAGTGCTTTGACTTCCTCCGCCAATTAAGCCGTTAAATGCATTTACTACGCCGCCCATTTCATTCTCCTTGTTGTAACCATTTACATTGGTCACGCTTCATTGCCATAACTATTAAGTCCCCATCTGGATGTCCATAAGGGATGTCAGCTACCTGCTCAAAGCCAAGTTTTCGGCACAGATTCAAAGACTTAACATTATTCTTTGATATAGGTGCTAGTATAACCTTGACTTTAAGTTTATTAAAGGGGTAATCAAATATAGCGTTTAATAAACCCCTTGTTAGCCAGTAAATATCAGTAGAAGCTACATGAATTTGGCATGAATTAGGGGTGAAATTGTTATATCCAACTACCGCAATTAACTTTTCATTCTTAAATTGTCCAATGCATAGCGTTTCCTTGGGGTATCTAAAATTACCCTTATCTGATAGCCAATCTCTAAGATTTGACTGATTAAGGGTGCTAATTTTCCTCAAAGAACCGCACCTTTTTCCATTACAAAATCCGTAGAATCCCAATGCAATTCAACGCCTTGGGAAGCAATATTAAGCGTCAAACTACCAGCAAAACCTGTACCTGTAATGCCTTGCCATTGTTTATTGGTAATTAAACCAGCAGTCCATATAGATGAATCCCAATGGGCAGAATCCCATACTCCTGAACCTGACCCAATAGGGTTATAACTCAAAGCGGTAGTGGGATTAGAGGCATCAAAATCATAAGACATACCTGCCAAAATAGTAGGCAAATTGTTGTCTGTTTGGAATATGGGTCTTGCCATCGTAAAACGCTTAGTTTGACCTCTGGCATCAAAATAGTTATATGCTTGTTGTGCAGTAGCGTTGATATTATTGCCAGCGTCAGAAAGACCATTAAAAAACTGCCCTACAAAGCCATTTCCGCCAAAATAACAGTTGTCATAAAACATTTCAAAACAAGTGGCATTAATTCCTGTGAAATTAGCCCATGCTTTAGTAATGGTATGCATTACAAACTGTTGTGGCCCTGTGCTGAAAGGAATATTCAAAATAAGCATTTGAGGCTTGGCAAAATACATAATCTGCCAGCCAAAATTGGTGTTATAAAGCTGTGCAGCATTAGCTACGGCAGAAAATATTTTATCCGTAAGGTTAATACGAGGGTCAAGACGGCTAGATTGCAAATCAGCCGTTAAAGGTGTTAATCCATCATTAGTAAGGATTAAAAGGTCGCCAGCCCATTTAAACATACATCTGCGGTTAAAGGTATAACCAATTTGCCAAACGCCTTTTAAAGCCCATGTAGAAGCGCTAGAAGGGTCTGTGCCTTGATAAACAATTACTTCACCCATATTGGTGATGAAAACAGCAAAATCGTCTACACCATAACCAGCGTCAAGTGTCCATGTACCCATTGCTTGAATGTAGCCACCATTTCTAGCAATACCACCAAAATTAAGGACTTGGGCAGCGCCACCTAAAGAATTAGTGGGCAAATACCAGACATTCATAGAGTTTTCTTCTACGAAATACAAGCGATTTTTAAACAAATTGACATTAACAAATTTGTTACTATTTACGCCAGTAACGCCTAATACGGTATAAGTGCCTTCTGTTGTGGCGCTTCCGCTAGGTGCGGTTGCCATTGTGTAGGTAAATTGAGTGCTATTTAATACAGTAATGACATAAGCACCGTTATATTGAGTTGGTACTGCACCACTAATAACTACTTGATTTCCTGTTATTAAACCATGAGGAGAAGAAGTGGTAACGGTAGCCAATGTGCTGACATTAGTCATAGAGCTAATGGTTTGGGCTGTACTTGTTGTGGCTAATTTAAACCATGAAGTACCGTCAAAAACCATTGTAGGGTCTACGCCATTACAAGCAACTAAATAATTTCCGCCAATATTAGAGAAATTTACATGCTGTAATTTGTCATTTGTAACAGAAAAAGCGAATGTTGCTGTACTGTTTGTAGCATCATAAATTGTATTTCCAGCAGCGGCAAATAGCTTTTGACTGGTTGTTCCAGCATAAGTCATTAGACTATTAACTTGACCAGTAATTCCTGTGGAGTACTTTGTATAACCTTTTCTTAATTCCACATCATAAGGAGTTGGATAAAAGTTAGTTAATTGGACAGCATCTAAAGGCTGCATTTCTGCAAGAGAATCTCTGGCGTTCCAACCACCAATAGGTGCTGCTAATGACGCAGTTGTAGCGTTAAATTTCTTTGGCTGACCAAAAATCATGTGCCATAACCTGTATCAGGAATGTTAGCCCAACCAATAAGTACTTTGGATGGATTAGGTGCAAATGAAAGATTAGGTGCGCCTTTGTCATTGGCTTTGGCAATCGACAAATAGCGCTGGAAGTCTTGCAAAAGCGCTGTGGTGTCAAATCCTTTTACTTGAAAATATTTAAGTTTTGTATAGAGAACCAATACACGAGTATCAAACAAAGCGGTATCAGAATCCAAAACAAGCGATTGTTGAGGACTGCCAGAAGCAGATTGCGCCCATGCATTACTACGGTATTCAAAACCTAAATACTCCTGTGTGTTCATTGGAGGCCATATTTGAAATAAGCCTCCTAAAATACGCCAACGGACACGAGGCCCAGTTGAAATATAACCTGATTTTAACCATTGCCATTGTTGTGCATCTTCAGGGCCAAGCATTTCCCAATGCTTTGTTTTATCCCAATGGGTGCGGTCTGTAATCGTTTCAAAATCAAAAGGCAGGTTATATTCTGTTTGTGCAAATAAAACGCTATTTGTGCCACTTAATGATGCCTCTTGGCTCATTGTGACCACATTTCCTTCTACATTGGTTACATAAGTGTCTTGTGCCACATTGTAGCCAGTAATAGAGTACTGAGTTGTTAATCCTGTGGTGTTGCTAACCCCAGTAAGGGTATAACTTCCCTGTACTGAGGTAGCTGTTGCATTTACAAAGTTAGTGTAGAAACGATACTCCTTTTCTAACATTTGCCAATCGTATTCTTTTAGCAAATCGTACCCAGCGCCATTCATCAAAGCTAAGATTTGTTGAGTATCTTGGCTAGGATTTCCAGCTACATAAGTAGGTACTGTTAGGTTTAATTCAGCGGTAACTTGCTGAACCATTTGGAGCATCGTTGCTGACATATTAGGCCTCTACTGCTTTGGTTTTGCGTGTTTTGGGTGTTTTTTCCGCCACAGCAGCAAGTATCGCTGTCATTTGCTCTTGCATTTGAGCCAGCTTCGCCTCTGTTTCAGCCTTAATTTTAGCATTTTCTTCTTTAAGTTGTGCTAATTCAGCATTTCTCTTATCAATTTCTGCCGCATCATTGGCTAAATTCAAAAATGCCTTAGCTTTTTCCCTAAAAGAATGGGGTGACATCCCTGCAATCATGCCAATACGCTGTAATTGCTGGTCTGAGCAGTTAGCAACATCTTCAACTGTGCGGAATTTAATGCCTTTTAGCTCCTCTGCCTGTGAAGCGCTTACCAAAGGCCATTGTTCAATAGGAGTGCCTTGTACGCTGGCTTCTCCTGCAATTTTGTTTTGGTAAGCCGCCCATTGAACTGGAAAACGCAATTTATGACGGTCTTGAGCGATAGTGTCAATGATGTTTAACTGGTCGCCAGGGGTATAAATTGTTACCCAGTCGGCATCTCTAAATATAGGTCTGCCTTGAGCAATAGTTTCGTCTTTAATTTCGATAGGTTTACGGTAAAACTTAACCGTTAATAGCGCATCTGCGCCTCTTACATCTGATTCAATAGCCATTTAATTCTCCTAAGGGATTAGGTTGTTAAAAGATAAAAAGGGACTCCCCTTTTGAGGGAATCCCTAGT